ACGACGGCGAGATCAAGAGCCTCGGCCACAAGGGAGCCCTCGACATCATCGGAGAGGTCATGCTGTCCGGTACCTACGACGCTGACGGCAACGAGCTGAGCCCACCCACGCCCCTCCCTGGGTTCTACGTCAACTGCGCCTTGCCGATCCTGCCGCGGTCCCTGCGGTTCTTCTCAGTGCCCTACGGCTCCGGTGGTCGGGTTTTCGCCGGCACCGAGCCTGAGCCTGGAGCCTGGCCGCCAACAGGACTGAACCCATGACCACCAGGCGCGAGGGCATCCTCGCTCACATCGCCTCAATCCTCGCTGCCACCTCCGGCATCAACGGCGTCTACCGCTCCCGGGTCGAGGCCTTCGCTCGTGATGAAGCGCCGGTGATCATCGTCGAGCCCGCTGCTGATCGTTGCGTCCCGATCACCACCTGCAAGCTGGCATGGACGATGGACGTTGCGATCGTCGTTCACACCCGTGGCAATGTGCCCGACACCCTCGCAGATCCGATCATCCAATCTGCTCACTCGATCCTCATGGCCGACCGCACCCTGGGGAATCGCGTGATCGACATCGTGCCGACGACGATGGATCCACAACGCGACAAGGCGGACATGACCTCGCTGTGGCAGATCAATACCTACCAGGTCAGCTACCGTACCAGCCAGAGCAATCTGGCGACGGGCTGACGTAGAATCAGCGTATCGCCTGTGCATGATGGCTCGCACCAGTTCGCCACAGCCGCAAGAGCTGCCGCCTCTGCCGAGTATCGGTGGAACCTATGTGCTGACCGAAGGCGAATGGCTGGCGGTGCAGCAGACCACCCAGCCTGGTGAAGCGCAGCCGACCACCGCACAACCTGAGGACTGATCATGGCCCTGTGGCGCAATCGACTCGCGCTCGTCAAGTCCGAGTCCACCTATGGCACGAGCTCCTCTCCGGCGGCGACCGATGCCTTGCTCTTCACTGAGCTGGATGTCGAGCCCCTGGCGATGGAGCTGCTCGAGCGCGAGACGATCCAGGCCTACATGGGCAACCGGGCCAGCGTCGTCGGGCAGCGATCGGTCCCCGTCAAGGCCACCGTCGAGATGGCAGGCTCCGGCACCGCCGGCACCGCCCCCCGCTACGGCCCCCTGCTGAAGGCCTGTGGCCTCAGCGAAACCATCGTCACGAGCACCAGCGTCACCTACGCCCCGGTCAGCACGAGCTTCAGCTCCTACACGATGGACTTCTACGCCGACAACGGCAGCCGCCAGGCGATCACCGGCATCCGCGGCACTGCTGAGTTCAGCCTCACGACCGGCGAGATCCCGACGATCGCCTTCGATCAGATGGGAATCTTCGCTGCTCCTGGCGCTCTCTCCCGCCCGAGCGAGACCTACTCGAACCAGGCTGCCCCGGTTGCCGTCAACGCCGACAACACCGCCACCGTCACGGTCCATGGATTCTCGGCCTGCATGACGCAGTTCAGCCTGAGTCTCGGCAACGAGATGGTGTTCCAACAGAAGGCCGGCTGCTCGAAGCAGGTGCGGCTCACCGATCGCAAGACCACCGGCAGCATCACGATCGAGCTGCCTGCGATCGGTACCAAGGACTTCATCGCCATCGCCTCGGCTCAGACTGCTGGTGCCATCACCTGGACCCACAGCGGTGCCGCCGGCAACATCATCACCTTCCTCGCCAGCTACTGCGCCTTCGATGCTCCAACCTTCGAGGATGGCGACAGCGTGACCCACGTCACTCTCCCCTTCCGCTGCCTGCCGAGCACCGGCAACGACGAGTTCTCCTTCGCCTTCACCTGATCCATGGCGTTCATCCTCGAGCAGTCGCCGACCTTCAGCTGGCCGATCGTGATCCGCGAAACGCAAGACGGTGGTCGCGTTCGCACCCATCAGTTCACCGCCATCTTCCGCCGGCTGCCCCAGTCGCGGATGGAGGAGGTGCAACTGCAGTACCAGGCGATCAAGGTCGCGGCGCAACGTGGCGAACCGATCGAGGGGATCCCGACCCGGGCGATCGCCGATGAGATCCTTGAAGGCTGGGAGGGGATCATCACCCCTGACGGCCAGCCGGTTGAGGTGACGCCAGAGAGCCGAGCGAAGCTGCTCGAGGTGGCGACCGTTGCTGATGTCCTGGTCACGACCTACTTCGAGGCGCACGATAAGGCGCGAGCAAAAAACTGACCGGCGCCGTGGATCACCTGCTCAAGGCGAAGGGTGACACGGCGCAGCTTCAACGAGACGCCGCCGCCTACGGCATCACCCTGGAGGCGCACCATCTGGAGCCTGAACGTTACCGGCTGTGGGCGGATCTGTGGCCGGCGGTGAATGTCTTTCAGCGCTGCCAGACGCAATGGCGCAGCGGGCCCACGGGCCTGCTGGGTCTGGACTATGGCGCGGTGTTTCAGATGGCGCCGCTGCTGGGAGTGGAGCTGGACGGCAGAATGATGGAGGACGTGCAGGCCATGGAGCTACATGCACGCGACCAGCTGAACCGACGTCTGCAGAGGAGGAGCTGAGATGGCCGTCATGGATGCACTGCTCAGGATCAAGGCTGCGGTGACCGGCGGCGAGGCGATCCAGCAACTGGGCGCCAGCCTTGGCAAGCTCAACTCGACAGCGAACCAGGTGGGCGGTGGCCTCTCCAAGCTGGCCGGTTCCGCTCAGGGTTTGGTCGGCGGCCTCGGCGCCCTCGTACCGCTGGCCTCCGGTGCTGGTCTCATGGCCCTGGCGAAGACGTCGATCGATGCCGCCGACAACATGAACGACCTGCGGCAGAAGACAGGTGCGAGCGTTGAATCGCTGAGTCAGTTTCAGCAGGCAGCCGAGAAGTCGGGCACCACCCTTGATGCCGTCGGTGGTGCGATGGTGAAGCTGAACCGCAACCTGGCCGAGGGTAAGGCAGGCAAGAGCCTGCAGGAGATCGGGATCAGCGCGACTGATGCGAGCGGCAAGCTGAAGAGCACAGATCAGATCATGCTCGAGCTGGCAGACAAGTTTCAATCGATGCCGGATGGAGCTGAGAAGACGGCCCTGGCGATGGACCTGTTCGGCAAGTCTGGAGCCGCCCTGATCCCCATGCTCAACATGGGCGATGAGGCGATCAAGAAGCTGGGCGTGACGATGACCGGTGAGTTTGCCTCAAAGGCTGATGAGCTGAACGACAAGTTCGTGGATCTGCAGACCGGCGTCACCCGCCTGGCGGTGGGTCTCGGCACCGCCTTGATGCCGGCCTTGCAGGTTGTGACCGATGCCCTCATCGGTGCGTTGAACATCTTCACTCAGCTGCCGGGGCCATTGCAGGCGATCGTCGGTGGATTCACGGCCTTGGTCATCGGCCTGGCAATTCTGGCGCCAGCGATCACGGCAGTCGTCACGATCATCACCGCTCTGACTGCCCTGCCTGTGGCGGCCACGATCGCCGGCTGGCTCAGTGCTGCCATCCCGGCGGTTGCCTCCATCACCAGCGCCCTGGTGGGCCTGCTGACCTTCATGACCAGCACCTTCCTCCCCGGCATGATCGCCGTCTTCACCGGCCCCGTCGGCTGGACGATCCTTGCCGCCGCTGCTGTCACCGCCATGGTGATCGCCTTCCGCAAGCCGATCGGTGAGTTCCTCACCTGGCTGGGGCAAAACTTGCAGACTGGCCTCAAGGTCGCCCTCGACATCGCCTACAAGGTGTTCGTCCAGCCCTGGGTGACGCTGTTCAACCTGACCCTGCGACAGCCGATCAGCAACCTGTTCAGCTGGATGGTCGGCGCCGTTCGAGCCCCGCTGCAGACGATCGGTAACTTCGTCCGTGACGTCTTCAACGGCATCCTCAACGCCATCGCCAGTGGCATCAACGCCGCGGTCGGTGCGATCAACACCCTCATCCGCGCCTACAACTCCCTGCCCACCCCGGACCTCCCCCTGGTGCCGGCGGTGTCGGTGCCGCGATTCGCCGAAGGTGGCGTCGTCGATCGCCCCACCCTGGCCATGGTCGGCGAAGGTGGCGAGCGAGAGTACATCATCCCCGAATCCAAGATGGCGGCAGCGTCCGCCCGCTACCTCGCCGGCACCCGTGGTGATCGTGTCGTCAATGCTGGCCCGGCCACCATCAACGTCACCACGGGCCCTGTCATGCAGGCTCAGGGTCAGCAGTGGGTGACGCTCGGTGATCTCGAGCGGGCGATGCGGCAGACCGAGACCACGACGCTCGCCAGGATCCGCACCTTCTACGGTCGTCGTGCGATGGGGATTGCATAATGAACCGCGCGCAGGCAGGCTATCTGCGGATCTACGATTCTGCAGGCACAACGTATCAGCGCTGGCAGAACTTCTACAGCAACAAGATCATCACGTGGAGCAGCGCCTCCTGGGTTTACGTTCCGTTCACCTCCTCTGGTGTTGCGTCCGGCGCCACCGGTGATGAAGGCGGAATCACGATCACCATGCCGGCGACGTCGGTCGTGGTCCAGGCGGTGCAGCTGGCGATAGAGCAGGCGCGGCTGTTCGAGGTGTCGGTCTATGAGTTTGACGCTGAGAGCGCCGGGGTCATCACTCCACCCGTGAGCCAGTTGCTCATCTCCAGATTCCTCGGTGAGATCGCCACTGCGTCCGAGGCAGACTTCCAGTACACGCTGCAGCTAGGCTCAAGCCTGGCGCCGGTCGGTGCTCAGTTCCCACCGCGGACGCTGACGACCAATCTGATGGGGATGGGGATGAGCTTCTGATGACTGCCTTCGCTGCTGCTGCCGAGACTCAGCCACCACTCCTCGACGCCGGCGCGGTCGTCACGGAGGACCTGTGCGGCCAGCAGAAGGTGGCGACGATCGGACAGCCGGTGCCGATCATCTTTGCTCGCAGGATCAGCAGCCGCGGCGGCGTGATGGTCTCGCCGCCGGCGACCGATGCGCGATTCTCCAACGATGCCAGCAACACCCTGACGGCGAGCTACCACCTGATCCTGGGCGATGGGCCCATGGGTTCCCTCCAGGTGCGCGACGTCTACCAGTGCGCATGCCGTGTCGGCAGCTTCACTCAGACCTACGACCAACGTGCCGGCGACTGGAGCCCGGGGAACTTCCTCGAGGTGAGGGCCGGCTACACCCTGCAGGACGTGCCGGACTACTGCGGCAGCATGGGCACCTGCAAAGGTCTCACGACGGTCTCGTTCACCAACACCTACCCGAACGGATCGACTGACTGGAAGCGCCAGGTGCAGACCTTCGTCCGATCTGGTCGCACCGTCACCCGCCTGGCCGATAGCACGTCGGGCCCCTCGAGCAACTTCGCCGACCTGTTCAAGCTGGCGATGGAGATCAGCGCCAAGCTGCCGAGCGACATGATTGACACGCCGCGGCTGCAGACCGCAGCTCTGTTCCTTGATGCGAACCAGCTGTACTGCGACATGGAGGTGAGCGACAGCAACAACCTGCCGGACTTCATCGCCGCCCATGCTCCCTACTTCCTGCTGCGGGAGACCAGGGTGAACGGCAAGCGGGGCCTGCGGCCGCTGCTGCCGATCGATGGCGCCTATGCGATCCGTACCGATGCGATCCCGTGGGAGTTCGAGTTCAACGAGGACTACGTTCTGCCCGGTTCCATCACCCTCGACTACACGCCCCTCGAGCAGCGGAAGCCGGTGCTGATGGTGGGTCTGTGGCGGCAGCAGCCGGACGACAGCTTTGGCATCGCCCGCAGCGCAGAGGTGGGCTATCCGAACGATCGCAGCAGCGGCAACGTCGAGCAGCACGACATGAGCGCGTTCTGCACCCATGAGCTGCACGCTGTGCGGGCGATGGCCTACCGGCGTTCACGCCGTCGCTACAGCACGCACACCGCATCATGGACGTGTCGGCCTGAGGTCTACAACCGCGTGCTGGAGGAGGGCGACATTGTGCGGCTGACGTTCGATCGTGTCGCCAGCGATGGCAGCACCACGACGCACGACTTCCTCTACCAGCTGGACCAGATCATCAAGGCGCCGACGGGTGAGATCGAGTTTCAGGCGACGCACTTCCCGATCGATGCGACGGGCCGGAGTGTGATTGCCCTGGACGTGATGTCGGCGCAGGCGCAGGGACACGTCTACTCGACGATCAGGACGGGCCTTGACTGCGACGACGACAGCGGTGGGGATCGAGCGACGGACACGAGCGTGCCAGCGTCGGTGGGGCAGGCTGTGGGTCCTGGCGCAGCACCAGCACCGCCGGGCGATCCGCCGACATTGCCGTCAAATCCTCGCCTGCCTGATGAACCAGATCAACCGCCTATGCCACCAGGTGGTTATAACCCACCGAGCACACCGCCAGCACCATCGCCGACGCCACCGGATGAGTATCCTGGATGCTTGGAGGATTGTGTGTCGCAGACCATCTGTGGCGATGATCTTAATAGCCTCGCCTGCCCAGCAGGCTCAACGTATGCCGGTGAAGCAGATTTGGGCGGAAGCTATTGCATTTTCTGCCAAATCTGTGCACCAAAGTCAGCGCCACCTGATTGCACTTCACCACCGCTAGGACAGGAAGGATACTGGCGTTATGTCCTAACCTCAGCAAGCGGCTGTGCCTCACTGACTGGCAGTGTTGCTGCAAATTCAACAACAAGCCAATGGCTAGTTGTTAATGCTAACAATCAGGTTGTTTTTGGATTTGACGCTGTAAAGCCTCAGAACACTCAGTATTACATCGGATCAGGAGATGGACCATTGAATGCAAGCGGTTCACAAACGCTTGTCGCCAACTGCGATTATGGTGGATCTGATACAGCCTGGCTGGTACGATACAATGTAGTTTCTGGAGGCCTGGCTTTTGGTGCTGCTACATACCTTCCTTTTGCCCTGAAAATCACCGGCTGTGCTTGCAGTAATCCTCCGACAACTGCTGGTACCGTCAGCTCGTTCTCTGGCAAATGGCAGTTCAGCCCAACCGGAAGCTCCAGCGACATCACTTGGGAAAGTTCATGACCATGCCCGACCTCACCACCATGGCCGAGTCCCTCGTCGTCACCGCCGGCCAGGCGCTGACCAATGGCTTCGTCGATCAGGACATCTACAACCAGCGGCTCGCCACCTGCTTCAGCTGCGAGCATTTCAACCATGATTCCCGCCGCTGTTCCCTCTGCGGTTGCTTCATGGTCGCCAAGGCACGCATCGGCGGTGATCCCAAGGCGCTCTGTCCTCAAGGCCTCTGGCAGCGGTAACCCATGGCCACCTTCCCCTCCCTCAACCCGGCGACACGGATCTTTACTCCGCCAACAGATCAGCTGCAGCGCACCCGCTCGCTCAGCGGCGTCTACGAATCCGTCCTCCTCGGCAGTTCACCACGCGACGCACGCATTGAGCTGTCCTTCGCAGCCCTCAGCACCGCCGACAAGGATCTGATCGTCAGCCACTACGACGGCCAGGAGTCGGACTTCATCGCCTTCGATCTACCCTCTGCCCTCTTCTCTGGTCACACCGCTGCGAACTACCTGACCGCCGGCTACCTCTGGCGATACGACGCACCACCAGAAGTGGTCGACATTCCATCCGATCAATCCGGTGGTTGCACCATCGTCCACAACGTCTCGGTCACCCTCATCTCTCAAGTCACAGCACTCATGTTCGTCGTCGGTGCTGACCTTCGCCTTTCCCTCTTCATCACCCCTGGCGCCGCCACCGCCTCAAGCTCTGCTGCTGGTGCTGCCCTCACGCTCACCCTCTCCCTTGATGCTGGCCTGGCGACGGCCTCCTAAACTCCAACCATCGCGCACCTTCAATGGCCAGCCTGATCTACAACACCTTCCACCGCGACCTGGCCACCGGTGCGATCGATGCCGACACCGACACCTTCAAGGTGATGCTGGTCACGTCGTCCTACACACCAGACAAGGACGTCCACGACAAGCGGAACGACATCACCAACGAAGTCACCGGCACTGGCTACAGCACCGGTGGCGTCACCTCAGCCGCTACCGTCACCCTCAGCACGGCGAACGATCGGACCACCATCCAGTTCGGTGCCGTCTCCTGGGCCAGCTCCACCATCACCGCCCGGGGCGCCGTCTACTACAAGTCCCGCGGTGGCGCCAGCTCGGCCGATGAGCTGGTGGCCTACAACGACTTCGGCACCGACGTCTCGACCACCTCCGGCACCTTCTCCCTGGCGGCCACCACGATCATCATCCAGAACTG